GACATTTTACGCTCCGACGGGCCAGTGTCGTCTCGGTATTGTACGGTCAACAAGTAGTCTTTCATTACGGTTGCTCCTTAACAAATACACCATCAACCACTTGTCCCTTACGCTTAGTAACTTTATCAGCAGCAGCGTCTACAGCGTCTTCCATTGTCAGTCCACAACAATGCAGAACATTGAGTAAGCAGATGTAACAGTCACCAGCTTCCGATAGAATATCTTCCTTACTCTTGTAGTGGAGAGCCTCTAGGAGTTCATCAGTTTCCTCTTCCAACTTTTCAAACTGTTTGAACTCATCTGTCTTTGTGTACAGCCCTTTCTCTACGAAGAAGTAGATGATGTCATTATCACGAGGGTAGTGTTTCTTACTAATTAGTTGGGCCTTTACAATGGTCATATCAAATCTCCTACAAAATGTTCACGTTCAATACGTCGTCTCCGAGTCAGGCCCGCCATAACGAACCCACTCGCTTTATCCCACCTCAGAAGTTCATCAGCAGCGCCGTAGTAGTCCTTTAGGTTCAGTTTCCGTAAGAGGGTTGATCTCTTAAAAGCGTCTATACCAACATTGTAAGTGAAGGAAACAAGAGCATCGAACTGGTTCTGAAGGATGGGAACCTTGACAGCCCTCTTAACAGCCCTCTCAAATCTCCGTAAGTCCTCCTCAAACGCCTCAGCAGCCTCCTGACGGCTAATAGTCATCCCAGGGGTGACAGGGGCCCCTTTGTACACTGTCGTGCCGTAGCCGATAGTATAGGGCCTCCCTCCGCTACCTGGGTCTGGGTAAGCTTTCTTTCTAAACCCTTCAAACTCATGTATCAACTCAATACCGAAGCTGGACACACGGGATGGGTTCACAATCCTTGCTAGAACGTAATCATAGATTGACATATCACACCTTAAAGGTTCTTACTCGACCACCAGTGAAGGGGTCACGTTTCATAGCCTGACTAACAGCCAGCTTAGCATTAGCTCCCATATCCATAGCTGCTAATGCAAACTCTGTACCAGAGCCATGGGCATAGGGCCACAACACCTTAATAATCTCGAAATCATTTTCACCGGAAGAAACGGAGTACACCTCCCCTTCGTCAACCACAATCATACCGCAATGGGCTTTTTGATGTTGTCCGCTGAAGTATGTTTCAATACCTAAGTCGTAGTCTTCGGCTCTTCCACTGAAGAAGAAATGACAGCCCGATACCTCCTTATGTTTATCAAAGCTATCGGTAACAATCATATCCCCTTCCGTCATTCGAGAGTCGTACGCAATTATTCCATCCTTATAGGCGACAGTTGTCATATCAAACCTCGTATCCAGGCATACATTGGCCTAGAATAATAGGGTTTAGGGAGATGGTGTAGTAGGCCCCAGCGATTGCAACACCTGCTTGAGCACAGCTCTTCTGTGTGTCGAAGTGCTGCATTGAGTATTCAGGAGGCTGTCCAGCCATGAAAGCCACAATTACTAGCGTATAAATCATACATTTCTCCAAGGGGAATAGTTATATACTGATTCCCAGCTTAATACCCAGTGAATTGATGTAAATATTTTCTGGCATAAATTGTGCGCTTTCGCATCACATTACTCCTAGTCATGAAGAATCCTGTAGACTCTTTGATCCCCCCAGGTGCCACTAAGGCCAAGAATATGGCACATACTTGGGTTTATAGCTCCGGGTTGGTCAGACGTAACTACAACTATTCTCCCCACTAGACTCCTTAGCGCATACTCTTCCACAGCGATGGGGTTGAAGCGCTCCACACTTAACAGCCTAGCAAAAGCTTTTCGATAAACCATCACTCACCTCGATATGCTTCAAAAGCAGCCGTGTAGTTTTCAAGGGTTGTGCCTACTAGCCCAGGAGCTGTATTAACCTCTAGAACATAGGCAAGAGCCTCACGCTCATTAAAGATAACATCAGCAGCACCAAAGTCCAGGTTAAGGCTTGTGACTGCTTTGGTGGCCTCGTAAAGTACGTCATCGGGGACAGTGCCAAGAGCATCACCGTTCCGAGCAAAGATAAATCCATTGGCATTGTTACGCACCTTCCAGTTAACATCTTCATCGGCTACATCGTGACGACGTGCCTTACGTTGCACATCAATCACTCGCCCTTGGAAAACGTGTACACGGTATTCATGCCGTTTCGGCACATACTGTGTGTATAAGGGAGCCTCTTCGGGCATGTGCATGCCCGTTTCCCATAGCTCAATTCCCTCCCCACTGTGCCCGTTTAGGACATGTCGTACAACAATAGTATGACCATTATCCTGTCCAAACACTAAAGCATCAAGCCAGTCTGTAGTGTACCAAGGCTTACGGCAATTCGCATTGTTAAAGAAGTGTAGCTTATTAGAGGCTAGGCTCACTGCCTCTGGTCGATTCAATATCTCACACTTGCCCACCTCCTCTGGGACACGGGAAGCCCCCCAGTTAATAATTAGTTTAGAAGGGTTGCCACGAAAGGTAGAGTTTCGGTGACTAATTCGGCGTACCCCCAAGGACTGTGCTAGCTCACGGGCTGAGTTACTTCCGGGCTTGTAAGGGTAGATCATAGTGTTGTTCATAGCTACTCCTCTAAAGGTAAGGGGGGTTAAAACTCTATAGGTGGGAAGTCATCTTCCCATTCGTCTGACACATCTAAGCCTCCAACCTTTCTACTAGGAGCCTTATCCATGCTGTCCCAATCACCGCTGTAGGCTACCTCTTGTGCCCTACGCATACCGTCTACACACTTAGCTTCCCAGTCTACCTGATCCGTAATGATGTGAGCGTTGTCACCAAACAAGCGGGAAGCTAGGGATTCAAACCCCCCCTCAGAACTCTCCATAATCATCTCTAAGGGGTTTTGGAAAGAACCTGCATTATCCCTCAGGTTGACTAACATCTCAGCCCACAAGCCAACACGGGCCATGTCTGAGGTGCCTCGCATAGCTCGGAACTCCAGAGAGCCATACCGGCTTAATGCACGGACATTCATTGAAGCGTAACGGAGCTCATCTGTTGAGAGGGTATACCTATACTCATTCGTCTCCAAGGCACGGCATAAGGAATAGATCAAGAACTCTGCATCTCTAGCTCGCAGGCAAAAGAGGTTGCCTTCACGATCAGGCCCGCAGTGTGAGACTAAGCAGTTCTCAAAGATTAAATAGGCAGTGATGAAGTTGAACAGTTGGAGGATAGTGAGGTGCTGACAGTTCACATGAACGTGTACACCTGCCCTGGGTGAGTCTGATACTATAGTGTCATTGGCCTTATAAGCCTCAGCAAGGTGGGCTAGAGCCTTCCTAGCCTTATCCATAGGCATAGGCCGTGCCAATACAAACTCACAGCACTCAGACCTCCCGTTGCCCCGTAGGGAGCCATCCCCCTCAACTCTCCAGTAGCCACCGTGAACTTGGTCGTAAGGGATACGACGACCTTCCACCTCAATCTCTATCCCCACATCCCCCTCACTAAGGGAACGTGAGCTAAACACTTTCGACACTAACATACCACCTCCTTAGTAATGTAGTAGCTCATCGACTTAAGGCCCCTTCAAGGGACTCTCTCAGCCATTGAAACTTAGATGAGAGGATGGGTTCCTCACCCTCTACAACCCCAACCTCACGACCCTTGTAGTTAAGTAGGAGACCCTCGGTGCCTGAAGCAACGGAGAATGTCTTACAAAAAGCCCTACTAGGCAGCCCCTCATGAGTCTTGAAAGGGTTAAGACTCCGACCGATGTGGATAGACTCCTTGAAAGAGGGGTAGTTATTCTCCAGGCACGAAGCTAAGGTATCAAGGGTAAGGAGTCCACGAGGACGTATACCTGAGTAGGGGCAGATAAGAGAGCGGAAGTCTAAGCCTTGCTTCCAGCGTCGCATAGGCTGACGCATGAAGTAGTGAGCCCCCCTTGGTGTGTTCACAAAGCCTATCTCAGGGCAAGCTACGCTTAACTCAGAGTCTTCTTGGTTTATGACTAACGGCTCCTTGCTAAGGATGGAGTGTCCAATAATTTCTAAGTCCCTGCTAATATCCTCAACGTAAAAGGCAGCTCCCTTGTAGAAGATAACCGTATCCATAAGCCTGCTTACTGCATCTGCTCTATTATCGTAGATCATATCCATTCTCCCCAGCAATATCTTGGAGGATAGAAGCCTGTTCCCCCAGTATTTCACTCTCGAATCTCAGTATCTGATTGGCAAGATTGTAATCATCATCCGACATAGCTCTAGCAGCAGACTCACCATATTGACTGTATAGGGACTCTCCTCTCGCCAGTTTTCTGAAGGCCCGTTGTGCCTGATTAAATACAAACGTTATAATACGTTCATCATTTAGCCACGCATTAGAGAGGCTTCGGTACTCCATACCATAGGACTTAGGGCGAAAAGCTCCGGCTTGCCCATACATCTCCCGACGAGCATTATCTCTGTCCCAAAACATAGAGGGTACGCCAATGTAGTAATCTAACTCACGGGCCAGCATACGGCAAGCTTCAACATGGTCTGGGTGGTCTTTAGGTACATCCGTAGTCCAACCGATATGTACATGACCTCCAGCGGTACGGAAGTTGACCTCTCCATTGGGACGGGGGTTAGACTGACCAGTGTAAGCGTTGAAGTCTGGCTCACATCCTAACTCTAGTGCCTCCTTTGGCTGGCTACGCATATACTCATCAGTAAAGTAAGCAATTGGCTTGGCTACTACCTCGTACCCTTCAAGCATCTTCTCTAGTTGGTTACGAACCCCTCGGATGTTCGCTCGAAAGCTTGCAACATTATTTACAGGGTTGATGTTAAACTCAACAGCCATACCGTCAACTTGGACAGCCCCTCGGTTAACTTGGTGAGGGTTCTCTTTAGTGCCTGGGATTAAACCATGGGCAGATACAAAAGTATTGTCACGACGCAAGAACATTTCGGGATCAGCGCCAATCATTACGTTAGCCATTGTCTTACTCCTTATCCTAGTAAATATTCTTTAACTTGATCTTGTTCCGAGCAGTCTTCGCAGACATACTCGCTCTCACTAATCCAATGTATTGTCTGTGCTTGGCTTAGGCCACCTGGATCAGCGCACCAAGCACATCCTTTGTTTGTTTTCTCTAGGAACTGTTGTTCCGTTAAGCGTCTGTTGCCATACCCCAGGATAATCTCTTCTTCCTCTTCTTCCTCAGACTCCTTGATGCTAGTGTGGTGGATGGTGACTTGGTTAGTAAAGTTAAGAACGGATTGCACACACCCCTCGAATACAGTGTCCCCTGCTAGTGACAGAAGCTCTGCCCATAGTGGGTTACTCTTAGAGAGGAAGACCCTCACCTCCACATCAGGGCTCTCAATAGGTGTTCCTGAGAGGTACTCTTGCTTAGAGGTAGAGTTTGCAATCCCATCAATGATGAAACTGATTGTCTTACCAAGGAGGTTCTTGACTTTGCTCTCTGCGTAGGTTCCTTTGGAGTTGTCTTCTAGCTTTTTTGTAGTCCCAGCAGACCCCGCATTAGTTGCTGGAAGCTGAGGCTTAGGGGCAACGAACTCCTTGAAGGCACGGATGTTACAGCTTACTTGAGACCCTTTAAGGTATTTCATAGGGAAAGTAAAGCGGTGTACATGACCAGCAGTTACGTCGTATATATCACCATGCTTGATAGAGTTCCGAGACAGGGCAACATATAGCATCCAAGGCTCTGAAGCCCAGAATACAGAAGACAAGTCCTCAGAGTAGCAGTAGTGAAGCTCTCGATCTTTATTACGCAAAAGGATAAGCTCTTGTGTCCGCTTGTCCCAGTAGGATAGGGCATAGGCCCCCTCCAAAAGCTCTAACGTAGCCTCTAGGCCCTTAGTATTAATAGAGTGATAGATGTTCTCACTATCTACCTCGTAGTCTAAGTGGTCAGGCAGACGCCATTGGGCCTTGATAGTCCCGTTGTGTGCGCCTACTAAGTTCTCGAACTCAAAAGGATGAGCGTTAATATTGTTTACCCGTCCCGTTGTAGCGTATCGGTTATGCCCTATGAGAGCATAACTTAGGGGACGTACAACATCGTCATACCCCTTAGTGTCGAACAAATCCCAGGCATTGCCCTTCTTCTTTACTAAAGACCAACCTCCCTTTGCGTTAACTGAGGCAACACCCGTCGAGTGAGGCCCACGAAGAATGTCTA